CGGTAAATGGTTCGCTCCGTGGCTTGAGGGTGGTACACGGCAGAATTTTTGCAGTCGGGCATTTGTGAGATTTTACAGAAAGGAAGCAGGACTTTGATTTACTTATCGGACATCAGAGATTGGCTCAAAAGCGTTACCTCAGCCGAGCATTATTACATCGGCAAACTTGACAACAAGCAGGACAGGTCAATCGGTGTGTATTCATTAAAGCAGTCGGGAACACCCACAAGGGCAATCGGCGGTGAAAGCACCTACGATACAATAAGCGTGTCTTTGCTTATCCATTACACCGACAACGCAAGAGAAACCGAGGAGTTTGCACGCAGACTTTACGAAACGCTTTACGACATTAAAAATGTTGAAATTAAGGAACACAAAATCTATATAATCGAACTGCTCACGGAAGAACCCGTTGATGTGGGAACAGACGACAAGGGTGTGTATGAGCAGGTCATTGAAGTTAAATTTTATTACGAAAGGAAGTAATTTTATGGCAAAAGTTGAATCGGGAGTATTCCCGTGCTATGAAAATCAGTTTGCGGTTGGCAAGGCAGGAACAGAATCCGCCACGACAAATATTGCTAACTGCGAAGAATTTTCTGTTGCATTTGACAACGGTGTCGAGGAATGGACAGCCTTTGAAAACGAGGGCTGGAAGTCAAGGCTTATGACAGCAAAGTCAATCACAATTTCGGTAAAGGGCAAGCGTACAATCGGTGACGCAGGCAATGACCAGATTGCCGCCCTTGCATTTGAAAACGGCAGAAAGACAGAAGTTTCGTTTATGTGGACCTTCCCTAACGGTGCAACCGTCCTCTTTAAAAATGCAGTTGTATCCGTTACATCAAACGGTGCAGGCGCAAGTACGGGTGTTGCTCCGCTTGAATTTGAAGTTATGTCAAACGGCAAACCCGTATATACAGCAGCCGCTTAAAAAACGAAAGGAATGAACGATTATGTCAAAGTTAATTGATATTACAGACAAGCTTAATTTTGAGGAAAAGCCGAGTGTCAGAGTTAAAAATGTTGACCTTGCAATCAACAATGACGCAGTTTCAATGCTCAAAGTTGCGGCACTTTTTGAGGACGGCAACGGTAAAAGTAAAGATGTTATCGAAATGTATCATCTTCTTTTTGATGAATCCGAGAGAGAAAAGATTGAAAAGTTAAAGCTGAATATGCACGATTTCAACGCCCTTATCAGCGAATCTGCCAAAATTGCAACAGGCGATTTGACTGACGAGGGGGAAGCTCAGACCCCGGCTACGACCTGATTGATGACTTTGATTTAATCGTGTCGAGCTTTCGCTCGGAGTACGGGGTCAGCATTTATTCAAAGGATTTTGCTAAAATGAGTTGGAATGAGTTCTGCTCACTTCTGCAAGGCTTAGGACCCGAAACACCGCTTGCAAGAACGGTTCAAATTCGCCTTGAAACCGACAAAGAGGTTTTGAAAAACTTTACTTCGTCACAGCATAAAATCCGCAACAAATGGCGGTCAAGGAATGTAAAGCACTATTCAGACGAAGATATGAACACCGTTCTTGCAGAATTTCAAAACTTTTTTGCAAGCTTGTAAACAAAAAGCCACTCCAAGCGGGGTGGCTATTCTTCTGCAATTTTTTTAAGCGTACATCATAACGGTGTGCGCTGTTTTTATGCCTGTTTTTAAAGAATCTAAAATGAAAGGAAGTGGTGAATATGGCGACAAAGGCGGGTGAAATTGAGCTTGATGTCAGGCTTACGGGTGATGATATTTCCAAAACATTGCATAAGATTTCCGATTCAATTACAAAAAAGTTTGATTCGGCATTTTCAAGTCTTTCAAAAGATTTTGAAAATGTAAGCACGGATATGAAACAGTCCTTTTCAAAGGTTTCGGAGGGCGTTTCTCAGAAAACCGAGAAAGAGTTTTCAAACATCAAAGGCAGCGGTGAGCAGTTAAGCAATTCGGTTTCATCCTCGTTTAAGAAAATCGGTGCGGCTGTGGTTGCCGCTTTTTCTGTTGCAAAAATCAAGGAGTTCGGTCAGCAGTGCATTGAATCGGCTGCGGAAGTCAATGCGGCAAATTCGCAGTTTGAGCAGACATTCGGCACAATGCAGTCACAGGCAGAATCAGCCATTCAGAGCGTTGCCAATCAGAGCGGTATTCTTGAAACCCGATTGCAGGGCGTCGGCACAAGCATTTATGCCTTTGCAAAAACTACTGGAATGGACAGTTCAAGTGCTTTGGGAATGATGCAGGAGGCTTTACAGGTAACAGCCGACAGTGCCGCATATTACGACCGTTCGCTTGAAGACACCGCAGAAAGCCTGAAATCGTTCTTGAAAGGCAACTTTGAAAATGATGCCGCACTCGGTTTGTCCTGTACTGAAACCACACGAAATGCGGCGGCTAATAAGCTGTATGGCAAGTCATTTACGGATTTGTCGGAATCGCAGAAACAGCTCACGCTTTTGCAAATGGTCAAGGACGCCAATCAGCTTTCGGGTGCTATGGGACAGGCAAGCCGTGAAGCAGACGGTTGGGAGAATGTAACGGGCAACCTCAGAGAAAGTTGGAAACAGCTCCTTGCCGTAGTCGGTCAGCCTATTCTTCAGGTGGCAACTCAGGTTGTAAAGCGGTTGAGTTCCGCACTTGCAACTTTAACGGAATATGCCAAAGGTGCGGTTGAATCGCTTTCAAAGGTCTTCGGCTGGGATACAGGCAACAACACCGCAAGCAATATCAAATCTGCGTCCGATTCTGCCAAAAGCCTTACAGATACGGCAGATGACAGTTCAAAGTCACTTGATAATGTTCAGAAAAGTTCTGAAAAGGCAAAGAGAAGTGTAGCGGGCTTTGACAAGCTGAATGTGCTTTCAAGTACCGATAGTTCTTCAAAGTCAGATACATCTTCATCAAAAAGCTCATCGGGCGGTTCATCGGGCGGAAATGTTGCAAAGAATGTTGTCAAGGACACAAGCAAAAACCTTTCTGGGGCATTCAAAAATCTATACGAAAAAAGCGGATTCAAAGGCTTTGTCGAGAATGTACAGAAAGGTATTAACAAGGTTGACTGGTCAGCTATAGGCAAGAACTGCAAGACCGTTTTTGATAATGCTGTTCCCATAGTTCAAAAGGCATTCGGCACAATGCAAAAGGTCGGTTCTGCAAAACTCGGGGCAATCGGCTCTGCATTCGGAGCGGTTGCGACAATCGGCGGAAAGTCGTTTCAGACCATTTCAGGCGGTGTTGCTAAGTGGATTTCAAAAGACAGGGAAAAGATTATCGGCTTTATAGACACCATAGGCAACAATCTTACAAACGGCTATAACAATCTTTCAATCTTTTTTGATAATTTCGGTACACTTGCAGGCAATGCAATTGACAATGTTCGCCCTCAAATGGAAGAATCAATTTCCAATCTTTTAAGCGGTCTTACAACCTTTGCGGGTTCAGTCGGCGAAGTTGTTTCGGGTGCGTTTTCAATCGCAACCGAAAGCCTTGTTGAATGGACTGAAAATGACGGTGCAACAATCACAGAATTTCTTGAAAATTTACAATTGCAGTTTGCAGATGTGTTTGACTTTATCGGTCAGATTTTCGGAGATATCGGAACAATTATCAGCGAATGGTGGAACGGCAACGGACAGCAGATTTTTCAGAATATCTGCAATATGTTTACCAACATCGGCACAACCCTGATGAATGTTTACAATCAATGGATTAAGCCTGCGTGGGATTTTATCGTAGCAATCGTAAAATCAGCTTGGGAAAACTGGCTGAAGCCTGTTTTTGAGGGTGCAATAAACTTCTTCGGCAAGGTTGCAGACTGTGTTTCAACCGTGTGGAATAACTTCCTGTCACCGTTTGTAAACTGGCTTGTCAGCTTTTGGAGACCTATATTTCAGAATGTTTTCAATGCCGTAAAAAGAGTGTTTGATAATGTGTTTACATTTATCGGTGGGTTGGTTACCTCTATACAGAAAACATTCGGCGGTCTAATTGACTTCATTACAGGCGTTTTCTCAGGCGATTGGAACAAAGCATGGCAGGGTATCTATGACTTCTTCAAAGGCATTTGGGACGGCATTTGC